AAATTCATCATCATTACATAATTCAAAATTATCCATTTTATTTAAAGAATTAGTAATTTCAATTTTATTTAAAGAATTAGTAATTTCAATTTTATTTAAAGAATTAGTAATTTCAATTTTATTTAAAGAATTAGTAATTTTAATTTTATTTAAATAAGAAATATAACTTTAAATAAAATATAATATATTATATAGAAAATATGGTTTTAATTGATTTAGATAAACTAGACAGTGCTACAAATAATATTAATGATGAATATATTCTTTATAGTCACAATTATATGCGGACAAAAATTCATAATGCATTAGATATTATAAAAACATACATTATAAATAATAATTTATTAATAGTAGGTGGTACTGCTATTGATTATGCATTAAAGTTAAAAAAAGATGCCTTATATAATGATTTATATCAAGTTCCTGATTTTGATATTATCTCGCCAAATAATGTTGAACATGCAAATAATATTGGTAAAATTTTATGTAAATTACAATATAAAGATATTAGTATAATACCAGCTATACATCATACCACAGTAAGAGTTCAATTATTAGGATTTACTTTATTTGACTCTACATATATCCCAGAATATTTATATAAAAAAATCCCATATTTAGAATATAATGAATTTAAATTTATAGATCCTGCATTTCAAAAAATAAATCAATATTTATCTTTAAGTTTATTATATAAAATTACTGGACCATCATATAATATTTTAAATAGATTTTCTAAAGATATAAAAAGATTAGATTTATTAAATAAATATTATGTAGTATATGCAATTAAAGATAATTCTAATTATAATACTAATTTATTTTCACTACCATATAAATTATCTAATATAAATAATATAATAATTTTAGATCATGATAATAATAAATCAACTAATATTGACAAATTAAATAATATTAATTCTAAATATATAAATAAATATCATATAAGTAATAACATCACATTTCAAATAGAATCTAATTTTATTTTTCATGGAGGGTTAGCATATAATTTAGTATATTCTGAATTTAAAAGAATATATTCTAAATTATATTCAATATTACCATTAACAAATGAAGATAAAGATTATATTAAATTACAGTATAATAATATTTCTATCCATAAAGATTATATAATTAAAAAAGATAAACTAATTTTTGATTTATATAAAAATATAGAAATTTGTTTAATTAATACAAATAGTATAAAATCTAATATAAGTATTGAAAATTTATTACATGATTTAGAATCAATTTATACAAATATTAAATATACAAAATTAGATAATATTATTGATTTACAGCCTAAACACGTAGATGGAGAATTTATAAATAATAATAATAATTATAAATTTAAAATATTTGATTTATATGGAGATTTGTTAGGTATTAACTTAATATATATAGATAAAATAAATAAATATTTACCTATATCTACATATACATATAATTTAATGTATTTTTTAACTAATTATTTTTTAGAAGATGATGAAGATATTAAAAATATTAATTTACACTATTATATCTCTTTATATTCTATAATTAATATAATACAATATATGTATTATAAATATCCAGAACAATATAATAAAACCGAATCGTTTACTAATTCTTGTTTTAATTATTCAATTAATACAAGTCAATCAAAGAATTATCCAGATAATTATCATTATTTTTTAATTAATTTTAAAAATCTAGTAAATAATAATAAAAATTTAGATGTATTACCACCTAAAAATTATATAGGATATCCAAACTGTAAAATTACAAATATTTTTAATAAAAAAAAATCACAATATTATAAAGATATGCAAGAAGAGATTGGTAATTTAGGAATTTCTAATATTTCTATTAATTATGAAATTTAAATTATTGCTTTTTTTTTCTAATATATTTTCTTTTAGGTTCAGATACTGATTGAACTGCTGATTGAACCACGGGTTCAACTACAGGTTCAGCTACAGGTTCAACTACGGGTTCGGATACTGGTTCAACTACGGGTTCGGATACTGGTTCAACTACAGGTTCAGCTACTGGTTCAACTACAGGTTCAGCTACTGGTTCGGATACTGTCTCAACTACTGGTTCGGATACGGGTTCAACTACAGGTTCAGCTACTGGTTCGGATACGGGTTCAACTACAGGTTCAGCTACTGGTTCAACTACGGGTTCGGATACTGGTTCAACTACGGGTTCGGATACTGTCTCAACTACTGGTTCGGATACTGGTTCAACTACGGGTTCGGATACTGTCTCAACTACTGGTTCGGATACTGGTTCAACTACGGGTTCGGATACTGGTTCAACTACTGGTTCGGATACTGTCTCAACTACTGGTTCGGATACTGGTTCAACTACGGGTTCGGATACTGTCTCAACTACTGGTTCGGATACTGGGTCAGCTACTGAATCAGCTACAGAGTTAACTATGGGTTCGTGACTAATATTAATTATAGCTTGATATGGATTAATTTTTACAATTTCATTAGACTTATTATAAATATTAATTGATAAAAAATTAATATTTGAATATTCATTAGGACTTTCTAATTCTAATTTTTTACTTAAATGTGAATCAATTTGAATAAAATACGAACCCGTCATGTTGTTTTGAAAATAAAAACCATGTTTGTATATATATGTCGAATTTGGAGCAATTTCTATACTATATGTTTTAGATAAATTATATAATTTATGATTATTATTGGCATCAAGTACCGAATAATTATCTAATGTCATATAACTGATCATATTTAATTTAAATAATTGTACTATATTATATATATAGAAAATTGTTTTTAAATTCTTTTTATTATAATTTAAAAAAAATAATAATTATCTTAAAAATTATAGATCGTTTAATTGATTAGAAATATCAATTAAATTATTCATAAGAAATTCTTCATTAATACAAATATTATTATAACTACTACCATATTTGGGCATTTGTCCAACCATCAATGGTGCACTCAATCCAGATGAACATGTGGATTCTAATGAATTAATTGCAGCATTTTCTAATCCTTGAATCGGATGACTGAATGCTAAATTTAATAAAATATTATTTGATTCACGGTCTTCAATACCAGATTTATCAATAGATGATATACGTCCAGTATATGTCATTGAATCGGCGTAAGTCATATAATGTTTATTATCAGCAGCTGGCATCATATTTAATAATTCAATAATAATTTTATTTCTGGCGGCTTCTATGCCTAATAGTTCATAAATTTCTAAAATACTATCTGATTGTGATAAATATGGATCAATATAAGCATTTTGAAATATCTCTTCTAAATTTGTACCATCCGTATAAATTACAAATTCATTGTTTTTTTCAATAGAATCATCATCATTAATAAGTGTACGTGCAATTTTACTATTGGTATTAGTAGAATAAATATTATCAATCCCTCTAAGAATACATGTTAATAAAGAGTCATTAATAAAAGATTCTAAATAATCTAATGAAATATCTCCACTTTTTTTAAAATATTGATATCTAATATATAAACGAATAAAAACATTATCGGCATTTTCAGCAGTATGTACTATAAATAAAAAGGGGAAAAATTCTTTTAATTTATAACAAATTGATTCAAATTTCATATTTTTTTCAATCATTTTTTCTTTATTAAAATCTAATCGAATACACCATTTAATTAAATCATTTGGAATTTTAATATTTGGATTATGTTTTTCATAAATTTCAATAATTTGTAATTCATGAATATATTTAGGATGGACAATATGTTTATAATCTTCAAAGAAAATTTGATAACTATTTAAAAAGATTTTTAATGGCATCATTTCAATATGATTTGCAATTTCTTGTATTTTAAATTTATTTTGTTTATATTCTTCTTTAACATAGAGTAACATACTAGGTGATTTCATTTTTGATGTTTCTTTAGCACCTAATATTTCTTTCATTCTAACTAAAAAGTCAGTTTTTGTACCGGAAGCACCTGTTCGATGATGACTATCTAATACATATTGTGTCATAGGTTCTGATATAGATTGTGCTGTAATGATTCCAATAGGACAGCCATAATCAATTAATGAACGTGTATAAGTATTTAAAATTCTATTAATAATTAAATCTAAAATATTATAATTTAAATTTAATGAAATAATATTTTTAATATAAAAATATGATCGAATTAAAATTCTAATTAATGTAAATGAGGATTTAATATGATCAGGTATTGTCATTTTTTTAGAATATTGAATTTCATTATAATGACAATACATAATTTTATCACATAAATCATTAACTTTTTCTAAAATAATTAGAGGATTTAATTTATATTTTTCTTTTTTAATAATATCATTAAAATTATATATAATATCTTCAATAATTCTATGAATATTAATAGGTAATTTTTTCATATCAGATAATAATTTATTTTTATTATTCTGTTTTTCAATCTTTAGATAAATATTTCTATATTGATTTCTATCATCTAATAATTGTTGATATTCATTATCTAATATTTTTTGAATATTAGAATTATGAAATTCAGAAGAAATATCTTTAAAAGAACATTTATATTTTTGTTCAAAGTCTTTAAGAGACATAGTAATTGAATTAAATTTGACATTTTCATTCTTTCTTGTATCTATTCCATCACTTCCATAAATAAATTGAACAATATTTTTGTTTTTTACTACTTTTCGAGTATTATCAATATATAAAGATTCAAGATTTTTAATACTTTTTCTATTTTGTTCACCTGTAATACTTGTAGATAATGCTTTATTAATAATACTATATCTTGCTTCCATTGATTGAAAGATAAATGATAACATATCGACTCCAGTAGTATATGATTCAGTTACAAAACCACGATTTTGTGGGGAATCGTCAAATCTTGGATAATATGGACAAGTTCGTTCGTAATCAAATAATTTATACATTCTTTCACCGCCAATAGACGTCTGGCCAATAGATGAACTAATTTGTAATAAATTTGTAAATTTACCTTTTGAACCTGATGAAATTAATTTAAAGAGATTATTATTCTCAGTATTAATATCTTCAAATACAGGTTTTAAAAAATCATCACCTAAATTTAATATTGATAATTGCTGTTGTTCATAAAAATCTTTAACTTTCATTCCTAATGGGGGAATAATTTTACCTTCAATTAAATTATTATAAATTTGTTTTGATTCAAATAAGATAGCTTCAGTTTGATTATGAACTTTTTCTAATGCTTTTTTACTAATTGTAATATCATCATATGTAATAGTACTTCCTTTATGCATTAAATATAATGTAGTCATTTGTTGTAAATTATAAATCATATCAAAAGCCATTTCACTACCATATTCATTATGAATAATATGAAATAATGAACCATCAATACCTTGACCTATAGATTTTTTATCTAAACGTCCTTTTTGTAATTCACCCCTGGAAATTTCAACTTTAATTTCATTTAAATTATATTTAATAAAATCAGCATAATCGGGATTATAAAATCCAGCTTTTTTGTTAAAATTAATAGGTGGTAATAATTTACTAACTAATTCTTTACTATTATATTGTTTATTAGTAAAAATAAATTTTTCGTGATTGATTGTATTTTGACTTAATAATCTCATAGAATTAAATTTATTAATAAAGATATCATCTTTAGTGAATTCAAATATTCCAATTAGACCATCATGATATACTCCAATCGATGGAGAACCGTTTTTTAATGAAATCCCCCATCTTTCAACACCAGATAAATTTTTACATTCATTGCGAGAAAGAATAGTATGTGGAAAAATAATCATCATTGCATCACCATCAAAATCACCACCGTACATAGTATCAGCTACATTAACAGATAAACGTAATGTGTCTCCTTTATCCATAATTTTAACTGTATGACCACTGATTGAACTATATAATAAAGAAGGTGCTCGATTCATTGCGACATAATCACCTTCAATAATATCACGGTAAATAATATCACCATCTTCTAAAATAAAATCATCATTAATGGCACCAACATAATATTCAGCACCATTAGATTGTTTAATAATTTTAGAACATCCAGGATATTTTTTATCTTTATTCATAAAATAAATCATTAATCGATCACGATTATAAAATTGAACTATTTCTGGAATTTGAATGTTTTTTGCGATTGATAAAGGTACACCGACTTCATTAATTTTAATACTATTATCTCCAGTAATGACAGATCTACCCATATATGTAGTTCTTTTACCTAAAATATTTTTTCTAATTCTACCTGATTTTTTAGGAAATCTAGATGATATTGACATTAATGAACTCCCTGTATTAGTCTGTAATTTATTAATATTACTTGATGGAATATCTTTGATTAAATTATAATAATGCATTTCAATATTATCAAGTTGAATAATATTTTTAATAATAGCTTCTTCATCTAATACAGCTGGTAATTTATCTAATAAATTAACTATATTTTTTAAAATAGTAGTTAAATCATTATTATTTGATCGCCCTCCTTTAATTTTTTTAATATCTGGTCTAATAGTTACTGGCGGTGCTCGAATTACTCTTAAGAGAAATTTTTTAGGGTGGGATGATAAATCTTTACCTAAATCTAATACTGTTTTATCTGTAATTTTAGAAAAAATATTTTCAATTTCATTATTATAAATACGTTTTTCATCTTCATTTATTTTAATGTAGATTTTTAAATGATCTTTTGGATCTTTTTGAACAATTGGATGTTGTGCATTACAATAAATACATTTAATAATTTTTTGAGTAGCTGAACGTGAAAATTTGACATATTCATTTAATAATTGTGATTTTGGAATATTTGATGGATTTTTTAATTTTAAAATAGGATTACCGCATTCAAAACAAATAATCTTTAACCATTTTAATACTTCTTTTTTAAATAAAGGAGATAAAACTGGATATGGTAAATTAATTTTACCAAAATGTCCACTACATAATGTTTTATCATGAAAACATGTATGACAAATATAAGAATGATCAGTTGTTCCCATCTTTGCATCGTAAATACCTTGATTAAAAGTTTTATTATTTCTAAATAATTCTTTATTTTTAATTTCTACAACTGATTCAATATCATTTTCCTCTTCGTCTAAAATATAAAATTTAACTTTATTTAATTCAGAAGTAGGAATAAAATCACTTTGCATTATTTTCAACTATATTAGTTATAAGAAGTTTAATTCAATTTTAAATTATTTTTACAAATAATCTACACTTGAATATATTTATTATATAGATACTATTTCTTTAAATTATTAACAATTAACGTACTATTTATTTCTATAGTATTAAATTGATTTATAAAAAAATATAGTTATTTAATATAATCTATCATTTAACGATAAATTTATTTTAATAAAATGAACAAGCAATCTAATCAAAAATATTTATCATTAGCAGGAATGCGCACTGCATTTTGGGGACCAAATGCATGGAATTTCTTATTTTCGTCTATTTTAGGCACTTATCCAGAAAAGATAGATAATAAAAATAAAGAACATATTAAAATTAAAAAAGAATTTAAAAATTTATTTCTTAGTCTTGGATATATAATGCCTTGTGTATTTTGCCGAGAGTCGTATAAACAATTTATTAAAGATCTTCCTATTGATTTACATTTAAATAGTCGTTTAAATTTATTCTCTTGGTTTTATAAATTAAAAGATAAAGTAAATAAAAAACTAATTAAACAAGAAAATGAATGTTTAAAAAATGAAAATAATATTTTACTTAAAAGATTGCAAGATAAAGAACTTACTAAAACTCAATATAAATGTTTATATGAAAAATTAAAAAAAGATATTTGTTATACTAAACCATCACCTCCGTTAATTACTGTATTGAATTATTATGAACAATTTCGAGCTGGTTGTAATAATAAAATGAAAAAATGTGTTTAATATATTATTAATTTAAATAAATATTGGATTATAAAATATATAACTTATTTCTATTTTTATTATGAGTAATACTTCAAATAATACTTTGAGTAATACGAATATTTATGAAATAAACTCATTAATATCACCAAATGAATTACTTGAACAGATTCCAATAACTAAAAAAGCATTAGATAATGTTATTTTATATAGAGAAATAATTAAAAAGATTTTATCTAAAAAAGATAATAGATTATTAGTTATTGTAGGACCGTGTTCAATACATGATATTAATTCTGCTTTAGAATATGCGAAAAAATTAAAAGAATTAAGTAAAAAAATAAATAACACAATAATACTTGTAATGCGAACATATTTTGAAAAACCAAGAACTACAATTGGATGGAAGGGATTAATTAATGATCCAGATTTAAATTATTCATATAATATCAATAAGGGATTAGCAATGGCAAGGCAATTATTAATAGATATTAATGAATTAGGTATTCCTACATCATTAGAATTTCTAGATACAATTTCTCCTCAATATATTTCTGATTTAATTTCATGGGGTGCAATAGGAGCAAGAACAACCGAATCCCAGTTACATAGAGAATTAGTATCTGGATTATCGATGCCAATTGGATTTAAAAATTCTACAGAAGGTAATATAAATATTATAATAGAAGCGATAAAATCATCATTAGTTTCGCATAAATTTTTAGGAATTAATTCAGATGGAATTGCTTCTATTATTAAAACTAAAGGTAATCCATATACACATCCAATTTTACGCGGTGGAAATAACGGACCAAATTATAAAGAAAACTATATAATTACTTTAGAAAAATTATTGATCGAAAATAATCTAAATACTAATATTATGATTGATTGTTCTCATGGAAATTCTAATAAATGTTATAAAGAACAAATTAATGTCATTAATTATCTAATTGATTATATCAAATCTGGTAATAAACTTATGGGTTTAATGATTGAATCAAATTTAAAATCTGGTAATCAAAAATTAACAAATAATTTAGAATATGGAATAAGTATTACTGATGAATGTATTGATTGGCCAACTACAGTTATGCTATTACAAAAACTTAATTTAGCTTTGATTTCTTGATTAAATATTACTTAGTAAATTATTTATTTCTTGATTAAAAGATTCTTCATTTGAATCATTTTTTTTCTTTACTTTATCGCATAAATTATGTAAAAAATAAGATCCAAATTTAAAATCTTCTATATAATCTGCTAAAGTATAATAAACATTAGGATTTTTATCTTTAATATATACTAATTTTTTATAATTTTTATCTTTTAATTTAGAATCATTAAAAATATAATTAGATAATTTTGCCATTTTACTTCTTTCTTGTTTAGTAAAATTATTTGCAGATCTTTGAAAAAAAGCATTACATACAATCTCAGTAGTAAATATATTAATAAATGCATTTTTACGTAACCCAGAATCTAGTAATTTATCATCTTGAAATGACATCATAAATGTGATTTTATGATGACGCCCATTCATAAATATTTCTTTAATTTCAGAATATCTACTCCATATATTTGCATTATATGCACAATCATCTAGAATTAATAAAAAATTTGGATTGATATTAATACATTTAATAATTTTAAATTCTATATCATCAAATTTTGATTGATAATATGAATTTGTAATAATTTGAGTTCTATATTTATTAATTATTTTTTTATAAAATTCAGTTAAACTTTTTTTATGAAGATCATCTAATTCTTTTAATTTAATTTTTTTTTCTACTATATTTAAATCTAAATTTTGTTGATATTTAGATTTAATATTATAATAACTTTGTATTATTTGATTTATTATATTATGATCACTTAGCTGAGCTAATTTATTGTAAATTATTTCTAATCTAGAAAAATCATTTACCATATTATATAATTTAACAACCGTTTTTTGCCGTTTAAATATATTTTGTATTAATTCTTCCGTTACATCTGGAAATATTAATTGAGATGGAATAATGTCATCAAATGAATTATTTAAATGATTAGTTGGTGCTATTACTAAAATATTTGGTATATGATCTTTTAATATATATAAAATATCCCTCATAATCATAGATTTACCACTCCCACTGGATCCATATAATATTATACTTTTATTTAAAAAATATGAATAATCTTTAGAAAATAAAGGAATTTCATATCCATCATCTGTATATATTGAAGTATTTGATGACATATCTTAAATTAATATATAATCAATATATAAAATTATTTTAAATAACTAATTATAATCTTTAAATAACTAACATTTGTGGATTACTAAGTAAAAAAAAAATGAATATTTTATAAATATTAAATTATTAAAAACTATGAATTTCAAACAATTATCCAAAAGCGAAAATTTATCTTATGATATTATGAATGAATATAAAGATTATCTTAATTGGGCAATAATTACAAGAAATTTAATTAAAAATGATAAATTAGAAATTGAATTTATCAGAACATTTAAAGACTATATATGTTGGTTATTAATTTTAAAAAATTACAAACATATTACTATTGAATTTGTTAATGAATTTAATAAATACATTAGTTGGACAGATTTGTCAAAAAATCCATTTATAAACTTTGAATTCTTTTCTGAATTTAAAGATAAGCTATATGTAGCAATTATGGATAAATCATTATATTCTAGTGTAATTGCTAAATATTGTAAATTACATCCAGAATTTATTGAATTAAATAAATCAAAATTAAATTTCAATTACTTAATTGATATAACTAATATTGATGATATTAGGCAATTTAAAGATCAAATTGATTGGAATGTTATTACTAGTAATCATTTGTTATCAAATGAAGAATTTATAAGAGAATTTAAAGATTATATTAACTGGGATCTTATTTCCAGCAATAATATTATGTCTATTGATTTTATCAAAGAATTTCAAGACTATATTAATTGGTCAGATTTATCAGCAAATCCATTTATAAATTTGCAAATTCTAAGAGAATTTAAAGATTATCTTAATTGGCAAAGTATTTCTTGCAATAAATCAATTTCTATTCAAATTATTAGAGAATTTAAAGATAGACTTGATTGGCAATCCATAGATATGTCAACGTTCTTTGATTTTGAGTTCATTGATGAATTTAAATATTATATCCTGTGGCAAAATATTGAAACAAATAAGATGATAGATATACTATTTCAATATATGGATGCAAATCCTATGTTTATTGAAGAGTATAAATTTGAATTAGATTGGGGATTGATTTCATATCAATACTTATATATTACGGATGAATTCATTACTAAATATAAAGATATGATAAATTTTATAATGTTGTATGAAAACCGATGTATTCCAAATTATTGTCTTATTAAATATCAAACAGAAGTTTATTCAGAATTTGATAAAAAAAATGAATATGGTGATTATGATTATGAAATTTTTATGATTAGGTTAAATATCCTAAATGCCTATGATAGGATTGAAAATTATAATATGTTTGAAGAACATACAATTTATAAAATTATATCAAATTATAAAATATTTAGTCTAATAGAACAAAGATCTGATATAGTACACAAATTGTATAAGGTATTAAGCTCCTTTAAAATAAAATTACATAAAAATTTAATTGAAGAATTATGGAAGCCTAGTCGAGTTGAAAAATATATTCAAATTAATGGAGATATCGATGGATATTTAGATTAATTTGAATAATATAATTATGGAGATAATTATTATTATAATTTTAATTAATATTTTGAATAATTTTTTTTAATTAATATTTTGAATAATTTGAATAATATAATTATGGAGACAATTATCATTATAATTTTAATTAATATTGTAATATGTCTAATAATTTATTTTATAAACTTACCTAGTTTTTGGTATAATTTAAGTATATATTTAATTCTATTTATATTAGCAATATGTGGACCTGGTAATTTCCTAATCGATGTTCAGGAAAAATTTGATTATAGTAATCTTTGTGATACCTTATTTACTAGTATAAATAATTCATTAATAACATTATTTAATATTTTATCTGATCAAAAAATGTGTTTTATAGGAGGAGCATTAGTTATTGAAGATCCTAATAATCAAATTTTTAATAAATTAACATATGATTCTAATAGTATTGATTCAAATTTATCTCAGTATACTAAGAAAATTCAAACTTTAACACATTCTGAATTTTCGGATAAATTTTATTCTATTAATGATAAAATTAAACCCTCTATTATTATTCCAAAATCCAAATGTATAAATAATAATTTTAAATGTAATAAATATGAACGTAAAATTTATATTCCAAAATTATGTTCAATAGATTGTGATAATTCTGAAATTAAGCGTAGTTTATTATACTACCCATTTAAAGATCTACAAAATAATAATTTTATTTATATTAAATTAGAATCATATCCTACTATTTCTATTGGTCACCTTCAAGATGCTATTAAGACTTATATTACAAAAACTAAATTTAATTTAGATTCTAAAAAATGTTTACCTAGACGTGAAAATTCAACTAATAAAGAAATATGGGAAACAAAATTTAAAGAAAAGGATTATAATTTTTATAAATCATTAAACTTAGATGTAAATGATTTAAATAAAATAAATTATTATAATACAAATATTAGAACGGGTAATGAACTTTTTATACCATATTCTATTATAGAAAAAAATAATATTTTTGAATTAGATGATTAGATTTTTAATTTGATTCCAATTTTCTTTATTAATATTTTTAATTTCTAATCCAGAATTTAATATTAAATTTAATGTAGTTTTTAATATTTTAATTTCTCCTATATCAATATTATTTTTACTAATTTTAATTCTTTTATCATCGATATTTTCTAGTGTATAAATATTAGTTAAATCAGATAATATTATTTCTAAAATATCCTTTATATTATTATTAATATTTAAATAATTAGATAATAAATATAAATCATTAGATCCATTTATTTCTTGATCTAATTTTTTGTAAATTTTATTTAAAATATAAGTAAAATTATTATCAAATAAACATAAATTATTATATAAAGATAATATTAATTTAGTACAATTATCATGAATTGATAAAATTTCTTGTTTAATCTGATTTATTGAATCCTTTTGAGTACTAAGATATTTTATATCATTGAAAAGTTCTGTATTTTCTAGTAATTGTAAATTTGATTTATAATTATTTTGTTTAAATAATAATATTAATGAATAAATTGCTAAATATAAATACTCTTCTTTACATTCAGAAATAAATAATACTATAATATTATTATTACTCGCACATTCTATAATTTTCCATTCAATTGGAAATTTGGTATTAACTATTTTAGATTGTAATGAAATAAAAATACCTAAGTTAATACCAGTATAATTTAAATCATAATAAAATTTATCAATTTGTTTTTGATCTACAGTATTTTTATAATTTTTTATTTCAATTAAAACATTTTGATTTATTTCTTCTAAATATAATTTTAAATCACATGAATGTGGTATTTCTGATGTATCTTCAATAATATAATTATTATTTTTAAAGAAATTATAAATTAATTGTTCTCCTCGTATTCCTTTATGATTATTAGTAGTTAATTGTAATATATTTTTTTGCTGTTCTAATTTTATTTCATTAATTAATAATTTTAAATTAGTTAATTTTTCATCAACTAAAGTAATTAATGAATTTTCTGATTTTGTTTTATTTAGAAATTCATTAAATCCCAATTTTAATATTTGATTAATAAATGTAGAATGTTCATTACTAGATAATTGGGTTAAATAATTTAATATTTCGATATTAGATGAATCAATATTGAAATTCATTATACTTGTAATTTTAGTATTATTATACTTGTAATTTTAGTAATTCAATTTTAATTATTATTCTTTTTTAATTTTTAGATACAATTCCCATAACTATTCCATATAAAATAAATAATAAATTTGAAAGTATAATCAGTCCACATTTATTAAAACTAAAGAATCTATAATATCCAACTAATGATAATATAATTAATATAATAAATATTATCCATTCAATTTCCATAATTTATAAATTTGAGACTTAAATATATAACATAGTATTATAAAAATAATAAATAATAATAATAATATAAGAAAATAATTTTCCATACTACTGGTATTATTTTCCATACTACTGGTATTATTTTCCATACTACTAGAATTATTTACCATACTACTAGAATTATTTTCCATACTACTAGAATTTATTGTTTTTAAAATTGTTCCATCCGAATATCTTAAAACAAGTTTACCATTATCTTGCACAACTAAAAATGCTTTCTTTGAATTATTATTAGGAGTATTTGAATTCCATCCTGGATATAATACTAAATTATTATCGTTTTGCATACTTAAAATAGAAAGACCAATATTGTTGGAAGTGTTAGTTTGCCATAAAATTGTATTATCACTTTTTCTTTTTAAAACTAACTTTCCATTAGTTTCTAATGTTAATAAAATATCTCCACTATTAGAATATAAAGTAGAATTAGTTGAATACATTACTTCACCATTTTCTAATACATCTCCAGAATAACATAATTTTCTAGCAAATATATCATTACTTGTTTTTAATTCATCAATAAAGTTATTAATTGAAGTTGTTGAACGAATATCTATAGAATTATTTTCTATTGTTAAAGTTGGATTTTCTTCTATTAAATATGTATAAATACTTTTAGGTATATCACCATAACAATTTTTGTTAGTCCATATATTATTAATCTTAGAATATATGCCATTATCCATTGTTAATGATTCATTAATTGTAGTACATATTGGATTATTAGTTAGTCCATCACATTTACTTTTTGCTAATAAATTATATAGTTCCTTTCTATATAATTCTTCATATAAACTTCTTTCAGAAGGTGGTCTAATTTGATTTGGATTTTCGGGACCTAATTGATATCCACATGAATTTTTATTAGTATTCTCTAAAATTTTAGTACCAGTGCTACACAATCGTCTATTAAGTAAATAAAAATTTTTAGCATTAACATATTCATACTGTGATAATAAACCTATACCATCATCATTTAATTGATTATTAGTAGTATTAAGCCAGGATTGATAGTTTTCTAAAACTGTATTATTAATATTTACTAGTTCAGAACATCTAGTAAATGGGGTAAAATCAGTTACAGTATTACAACCAGAATAATTTTGAGTATAATATCTTGAAACTAGATCTTTCATATTTGTCGATGAATCTATAAAACATTTTTTTGTTTCTTGATTTTCTACCATACTATTATTTATAATACAATTTCGTGTATGTGGATATATTTTTGAAATGATTATAGTTTTAATTAATACTTTATGATATGTTAGCATACTATTATAATAATCCTCAAATGGTAATTTGTGATATAATAGAAATGCTGGATCAATAGATGTAGACCCTCGATTACATATTAAAAAATTAAATGTATTATTATTATTACTTCCATTGGTATAACTTAATAAATAATAACCTGGAATAAAATTTGAATTTTCATCGCTGCCTCCAAGTAATTGTTTAGGTAATTTTATTGTAATTTTATTTTCTTCAAATTCCTCTCTATGATTAGAATTACAATAATTCGTTTGAGCAAAATCGTCATCAAGTACCGGTGAAATATTATTTAATATATTATTATACCCATCTACATGATTTAAATTTAATTGTAGAGCATCACCCCACCAATCTTTATCTTCTGGTTCTTTTGAATATCTCCACCCTCTAAATGGACAAAGACTTTTATCAATTGCACCACATGTTTCCTGTTTTAATATTTGAAATCTATTAGTTCTATCTAATGGAGGGTTTATATTATATAAATCTTTATTTAAGTCTGGCCATGATGCTTTAAATACGTGACCCTTTCGATTAGAAAATATTGTAAAAGGAGAGTTATTCCAATGAGTTTGTAAATGAGTTCTTAATAAATTTTGTTCTAAGACTGTTAAATTTTTAATAATTAAATCTTGATTAAAACATTCTGATCGATTTTTTAAATTTATATGTTGACAATCCATAGTAGCTTTCCAACTTGAGGATTTGTCCTTAAAATTACCTAAATCAGGTGTATTAGTGCGATATTCAACACTATCGCCAGATAAGGAATTGTTATTATATAAGGTAACATTTATTCCTGGTGAAACTTTAATAGATTTAACTTTGTCACTCATTCCTTCACAACTATTAGAAAAACTACAATCTGAACATGGCATTATACCACATTTACCAGCACCAAGATTACATTGATCGTGATATGCACAACGAGTTGCTTTACAACCTGTATAATTTGTACCTGTATATAAGGTAAAACACCCAACAGGTGGCTCAGATGAATCTGAAGTTGTTGGAGGTGACTTTGTATTATAATATGTTTGACTATCACATAATGTATTATCTTTTAAACTATTATTATTACAATCCAAAGTTGCTTTCCAACTCCATATTTTATCATTCCAGTTTTGATTTACTAAATTAGAACTAGACGATTTTAATGTTGTGTTATCTCCTTCATAGAATCTCCATTGAAATACATCAAGTATTGTTCCAGATCCTAGTTTAACTGATGAAATACCGCTACCAGTCCCACTTGAATCGTCATTCTCTAACATTACATACGCTCCACCATTAGATCGACAATTATCAGATACTATTGCTCTTGTACATCTTCCTATACTTTCAGCTGGTATATTACCATTATTATCTGTACAACCTTGATCGTGATATGCACAGCGAGTAGCTTTACATCCTTTATAATCCGATTCTGTATATACTGTAAAACATCCAGGACCTGGCTCAGTTGTATCTGAAGTAGAACTAGATCCAGTAACACATTTCCCTCTAGAATTAAATGTACCATTTGGACACTTTGTTATTCTCCAACTCCATGCTTTATTATTAAAGCCTTGATTTGCTAAATTAGGACTACTGGATTTTAATCTTATCGTATCTCCATCATAGTTTCTCCATTGAAATAAATCAACTATTATATCTGGACCTAGTTTAATTGATGATATACCACCACCTGTCCCACTTGAAGAGTCATTCTCTAACATTACAAAATTTCCACCATCCGATAAACAATTATCAGATGCTATTGCAGATGAACTTTCTGCAGTCGTTTGTCCGCTCTCTACCCAGCGAGTGGCTTTACATCCTTTATAATCCGGTTCAGTATATACAAACATAACACCAGAACCTGGCTGAGTTGTATCTGAATCAGAATAATACCCAGTAACACATTTATCATTAGAATTCACTATACCAGAGCATTCTTTTGGAGTCGATTCCGTTGCTCCCATTATAAAATATTATTTAAAATATTATTATTATAATATAATAATGAAAATAAATATAGGAATTTTTATATTTAGAAAAGATTTAAGAATTTATGATAATTTAGGATTAATTGAATTGAGTAAAATATGTGATAAAATTATACCAATTTTTATTTTTGATGATTATCAAATTAATATAACAGATAATAATAAATATTATAGATCTAATAATGCTATTCAATTTATGTGTGAATCTTTAATTGATTTAAATAAACAATTAGATAATAAATTGATTTTTTTTAAAGGTAATCCTATAACAATTTTAGAAAAAATAATTAAAAAATTATATAAAGAATATAATTTATATGTTGGATTTAATAAAGATTATACTAAATATGCTCTAGAACGCGATGCACAAATATTAAATTTATTAGAAAAATATAATATAATATCATCCACTATTGAGCATGATCATACATTAATACCATTTTTTAATATGATTAAATCAGATGGTACTGCATATATTGTTTATGGTTCTTTTTATAAAAATGCAATAAAAACTAATGTTAATAAACCAATTAAATTAAATTTTACTAATTTTATTAAATTATCATTATTAGATTTTAATTTAATTCATATTTCTGAATTTCCAAAATTATATCAAAAAAATTTATTTATTGCACAGAATGGCGGTCGTACAATTGCTGTTAAAAAAATGTATAATCCATATGTATATAAAAATTATAAAAATAAAAGAGATTTATTAGATTTTAATACTTATCAATTATCAGCAGCACTAAATTTTGGATGTATTTCAATACGAGAATTTTATCATGTATTAAAATCTAATGCAATTGAAATTATAAAGCAATTATATTGGCGTGATTATTATAATTGCATATTAAGATATATTCCAAATGCAAATTCTTATTCTTTAATGATTGATAATAGATTTAATAAAATTAAATGGCCAAATAATTATAAAAATTGGAATTTAATGATGGAATCAAAAACTGGATTTTTAATTATAGATGCAGCAATGCGAGAATTAATTAAAACTGGATATATAGGTAATAGAGTACGATTAATTTTGGCAACATTTTGGATTAAATATTTATTAATAAATCCATTACATCCCAAATATGGATCTCAAGTAGGTTATAGTCGATATTTAGTAGATTGTAATACTAGTCAAAATAAATTAAATCATCAATGGTTTACTGATCTAGATTTGCCAGGTAGAAGATTTAGTAAAAGAGGTTGTAATTCATTGACTGGTCGTATGATGAGAATTGATAATGAGGTTATTAAAAAATTTGATCCATATTGTAATTATATTAAAAAGTGGTTACCAGAATTAAAGGATATACCTATTAAAGATTTATATAAATGGAATGAAGAAATACAGAATAAATATAAAATTCATGTTAAACCAATATTTAATTGGGAAGAACAATATAATAAATATTGTTTATTATTTGGTAAATAAATGTTTATTATTTGGTAAATAAATGTTTATTATTATAATAAATAAATGTTTATTATTTGGTAAATAAATGTTTATTATTATAATAAATAATATTTATTATAATATAATATGTCAGCGAATCAAAATGACAATTGGGGTTGGGCCCAACCTATTTTTAAAAAGAATTCTAAATATATTTCTACATTAAATCAATATGGAATACAATCATATGAAATTTCTAATGCGCCGTCTATAACAGAAATATTAACAGGTTATGGTATTGCAAATTTTGCAGCATTAGCTACTAATAAGATAAAAAATGGGGATGAATTAATAAATTATATAATTAATCATCCAAATAGTAAAGCAGAATTCATTAAGACATTAAAAGATCCACCATCCTGGCTTGAAATTAAACCAATGACTAAAAATACTTTTTTAAATAATATAAAAGTTATTGGTATTAAAAATATTAACGATTTAGCAAAAACATCTAATCCAACTCCGATTACTAATTTTGATAATGCAGAATTATTATTTAAATTAGGAGTTCGTTCTGTTGATGATTTATTATTACTTGGTATTAATATTAGTAATGCAGACAGAGTAGGGTTAATTTTACCAACTTCTATATCTGATGAGGGTGGGATAAATACTCATTATAATAATTTATATAAATTAGGAATAAGAAATGTTTATGATTTAATTAAATTTGGTATCACTACTGATACACAACTTACTATATTCGGTATAACTACAGGTAATGATTTTGCACGATTTAAAATGACTGATTCTAAAGATTTAATTAATGCTGTAAAAAATATTAGAAGTTGGGATACCGAATCTAAAAAATCTGTTAAAAATTATATTGATAATTTTGATTTTTTAAAAAATATAATAACTTTAGAAAATCGAAATATAATATCTAAACCAATCTTTAAAGGATATAAACATCTAATATTAAGTCTTTCTTCAGATCTTCAAAATAATCAAATATTTAAAAATGGAGAACCATTTTTTTCATTTATGCCAATAGTTTTTACTTTGGGTTTAATAATTTACCTTTTATCTGATTGTTCAATGTTCTTAGATGCATTTTTGGTAGGAAATTTCAAAACAATTAATTCAGGAATATGGTGGTTATTAATATTAGGTTGTATCGCATTTACTTTATATATAATTATAACTGAATGGCTGTATCATGATGAATAAATTGCATTTAATAAATTGTATTTAATAAATTATATTTAATAATAATATACTTTATTATAATGGCAGCTAAGCTTTTTAACAGTTTTGATGATATATTAGGTGGGCTAAAAAATGTAAATGCGGGTACTCTTAACCTAAACCAATTTAGAACTTTTAATTCTACACAATTTACAGAATTTCTAAATAATAATGGCACAGTATGGAAGAATCTTAATTCAATAGATAAAAGAATATTATTAGGTATAAATAATACGAATGCTTTAACACGATTAGCCACATTGGACATACAAAAGGTAGATGACTTAATCAAGATTGGTATAAAATCTGTAGATGATTTAGCAAAGTTGAAAATAACATCTGTAGATAATTTACAAAAGTTGGGTATAACCAATGTTGATGTCTTAAAAAAATTAAATGTACGACACATTAGTGATTTAAACAAAGTAGGTATAAATAATTTTGATGATTTATCTAAATTGGGTCTAAAGTCTGTTGATGATTTAGTAAAATTAAAAATAACTAGTATGTCTCAATTAAACAAGTTTGGTCTAAATTCTGTTGATGATTTAAAAAAGTTCAACATAAATTCTGCAGATGATTTAGTTAAAATAGGTATAAAAAATGCAGATGATTTAAAAAAATTAGGAATAACAAATGCAGATGATTTAACAAAATTAGGAATAACAAATGCAGATGATATAGCTAAGGCATATAATAAATCAAATGTAGGGGTACAATTCATTAAAAATAATGCAAAAAGGATATTATATGTTACTGGCGGAAGCATTGCTGGATTTGCTTTGTTTACTAAAGAAGGGCGAGATTCAATATTGAAACCACTAATACAGACAAGTGGAACCATTATTGGAGAGACTGCTGTTGAAACAGCTAAAGCACTATGGGATCTAGTCCCGGAATCGATTAAGACTGCCATCGAACTTTTCATATACTTAATAATAGGGTATATATTTACGTCTATGCTACCACCTGGAAAGTGGCAAAATGTTGGATATTTACTTGTAGCAGTATGTTTAATTTATTTATTCGTGATAGCCTATGCTCGTAATGATGAAATAATTGAGTAGTTTATGTAAGTAAATCCTATTTACTATATTTTTCTAGAAGTTTTTCATAGTCTTCTTCAAATTGATCCTGTTCATCTTCTGTTAATACCCTTCCTTCATCATTAATTGTTCCTATCCAATTAGCATAATATGCTTTATGAGATATATTATAATAATTATTATTCATGTTATTTTCTAATGTACAAATATCATTAGTACAGTTAATATATTTACCATAATCTGTGTCATATTCCGTCCTACATCCTATATCGTACGATTTCCAAATGTCAACTCCTGCCGGGGGGTAATATTCCAACCTATACTCCATATTCCGTCCTTGCTTATATCTTGGTGGCTGACCTGTATTTATGACTGCTGATTCAATAGGTGTCCGATTTCGATCAATTTGATTACAATCATTTTCATTTAAAAGAAAATTATTTGTTCCCCATTTAAATTGTTGATATGGTCGTTTAGAATTACATTCTTTTACCACTAATTGATGAGATAATTTAGGTGAATGTTGAATATCTATACAATATTTTTTTGAGTTACCATTATAACCACCAATATATTGTATAGGTGCAGGTGTTGTCCTATCTGTATTTAGTTTCATATAGAATAATTGTTTTCGATCTAAGGGGTCACATGTTTTAGATACTAATTTAGCCGGTAAATAATCATCAGAATCTACTGATAAACATTGATTCCCTCCTCTTAATTTAATTTGTCCACCAAATCCTTGTAAATGTTTTAATCCTTCAACTTTAACTGACGAATTATTTTGTGATGAGGAATCTATCAATGCAAAACCAGCTGCTGCCATGGCGGCTGATGGATTATCTATATATTGCTTTGCAAACTCTAATATTTCAGTAAATACTATTTTCATTATTCTTGTAAAAGTATCTCCGAATATTATTTCTACAAGCGTTTGAACTAGTGGTATATAACAATCCCCCATTTTAATATTATTATTGTATTTCCAATATGTTCCTTTTGATTCGCAATAGGCCTGTGTTATTTTACATAAACCAGTTTCCTTATCGTATATAGCCATACCACTATTATCACGATTTAACTGTTCACAAATAGCTCTCATTTTAGGAGATCTAACTATGCATTTTCCATTACTAAAATCTTTATATTCTAAATAATTTCCATCTGTATCTGGAGCTTCTAGTTCTAGTAAACTTTCTATTTTACACCGTATTTCTGGATATGTACATTTTGTATTATTATCATATAATAGGCCACCTGCTTTTGTACATTCTTGTTCAATAATATGCTTATCTATACATTCCATATCTAGAAATTCTATATAGTCTTTTAGTTTATTACTAATTGTATCATCACTATCAGTATTATTAATAACTAATGTTCCATTACTTATATCTTCTGTTATTTTAGTAAACATTTTTTTTGAACATTCGGGATAATTACCATTATTATCTTTTATAAAAAGTGTTTTTATATAGTCATCAGTATCTTTTTTTAAATTTTCAGCATATTTTGCATCTTCCCTTAATTCATCAATTGGATCTAATACTATAGGATAAAAATCATCTACAGTTAATTGAGAAAAATTATATTCTGGGATATCTTTATCTTTAATTTTTGCTTCATTATAAGCTTTCTGTAACTGAGATTTAACATTATCAAAAATATTCTGTTTCAAAGAGTCTTCTGAAACTTTATATTCTTCTAATATTACTTCTTGAGTTTTAAATTCAGAAAATCCACCTACATTCCCTAAATCTAATCCTAATGATATCATATCTAGAAGAAAAGTTGGACTTGGTTTTGGAATTTTTTTTGCGAATTTAGCAAAAGATTTTACGGTTGCTTTGGTTGAATTTTTACCTATAGATGTAAGAACTCTGGTTAATACTTTTGGAGCAAATTTTAGTTTTGGAAATTTTTTTAACAGGGATAATGATGTTTTATATGTAATTATTTCAGTTGATAGCGATTTTACAATTGAATTTTTAATTTTATTTATCGTTGATGTAATTAGTTTGGTATTAAATTCTCCTATAGTATTAAATGCAAATTGAGTATATTTTGTGGCATCAATACCGACTTGAGACAATTTCCCAGCAGTATTAATACCAATTTTATATAAATCATCAACTGTATTAATTCCAAGCTTGTTTAATTTATCAGCAGTGTCAACACCAAATTCTTTTAATTTATCAACTGTATTAATTCCAAAAGCTTTTAAGTTATCAGCAGTGTCAACACCAAGCTTTTTTAAGTTATCAGCAGTGTCAACACCAAACTCTTTTAATTTAACAGCAGTGTCAATACCAAAATCTTTTAATTTAACAGCAGTGTCAATACCAAAATCTTTTAATTTAACAGCAGTGTCAATACCAAGCATTTTTAAGTTATCAGCAGTGTTAACACCAAGCAGTTTTAAGTTATCAGCAGTGTTAACACCAAGCTTTTTTAAGTTATCAGCAGTGTTAACACCAAGCAGTTTTAAGTTATCAGCAGTGTTAACACCAAGCTTTTTTAAGTTATCAGCAGTGTCAACACCAAGCTTTTTTAAGTTATCCGCAGTGTCAACACCAAAAGCTTTTAATTTATCAGCAGTGTCAACACCAAGCCTTTTTAATTTATCCGCAGTGTCAACACCAAATTTTTTTAATTTAGCAGCAGTATCAAATCCTAAAGTTTTTAATTTCTGTAAATCAATTCCGTTAAGTAAAAGTGCATCTATCAAACTTAATGTCTTTTTAAAGATTTGTTCTAAAAGTGTTGGACCTAAAAATCCTAATAATCCTAATATAATATTTTCTAATTCTTTATCTTTAAAATAAGACGGATCGATTCGATCTAAAATATTTGTATTTATTTTAGTAGCGCACCAAGAATTTTCTTTGTTTTTAGTTGTTAATGTTAGGATATTAGATTCTATTATGTTATTTTTAGTAGAATCATAATAATCCCATTTTTTAATACAAGATATATCATTATAGTTTATAGAATATTTCCAATTATCTTCACCATCGAAATATTTAAAATTACCTGTTGGTTTTCCTGGTAGACCACTGGTTGGTTTCTCTGATTGGTTGGGTTTTAATAAATTATCTAATATTTTTGGATCTAATATGTAAAATACACAAAAACCAATTAATATTATAATTAATATTAAAATAAGTGTCTTAATTATAGAATAATGTTTAGGCGGTGGTCGTCTTATCATAGGTGGTCGACCCATCATAGGTGGAATAGGTGGTCGACCCATCATAGGTGGAATAGGTGGCCGACCCATCATAGGTGGAATAGGCGGCTGACCCGTCATAGGTGGTGAAGCCATCGTAGGTAGACCTATCATAGGTAGCCCACGAGGAAACTTCAAAATAAGAATATATATTTAAGTAAATAAAAAAAAACATAAATAATTAAGAATTTTTTAATTGAATTAGTTTTTTAAATAATTCAATTGTACATAATGTATCATATTTACAATTATGAAATTTTAAATCGGTATCTATGTCTACTATAATATTAAAGAAATAACATAATTTTGATAAAGATAAAGATTGACATTTATTTATTTTATTTTTTGATTTTAATAATTGGGCAATTTTAAATGTGTCATAATAATAATCCGTATTAAAATATATATCTTTTTCAGTAGGTAAAAGTATATTATTACTAATTAACATATTAATATCAAATTTAATATTATGTCCAATAATTTTATATTTTTTGTCATATTTTTCTAAAAAATTAATTAATTGCGATCTCGCTTCAATTTTAGAAATTGCAATTTTATCATGTTCTAATATATCAATTTTATTTATTTCTAAAGCTTTCGTAAAAATAATATAATAATCATGTTTAATTTTTAAATCTAATTCATCTAATATATTTAAATTATCATCTAAAATAACAAAATAAGAAGTTAAAATATTACATGTGGATAATAATCCAGTTGTTTCACAATCAAATGCTAAATAAACCATTATTATAATTAAATGTATAATTATTTAAATTTAAATTTATTAAGTATATAAATTTAAAAAAGATGTTGAATTATCTTTATCAGAATGATCTAATAAGAGATTAATATGTTGTTTTTGTAAAACGATTGGTAATTTATTATAATATTTATATAATGTATAATATTTAAGAGTAATAATATTATTATCTGGATTTAATAACAATAATACATTAAGTCTCGATATTATTGTATGCAGATTTTTTTTAATACTACGCATACCTAAATCATTAGATAAATAAACGATTTCTGTTATTATTTCATGCGAAATAATAATATCACTTGTAGTAAAATTAAATTCTTGAAGAATTGTATTAATTAAATGTGTAGTAGTGATATAAATTTTTTCTTGTTTTGTATAATTATTTATTTTAATTTTATATAATCTATCTGCTAAAATTGGATCAACTAATTCTGGATCATTATAAGTAAAAAGAAATAATGCACGTGATAAATCAAATTCTATTTCAGAAAAATAATCATCACTATTAAACTTATTATTAGTTGTCAGATCGATTAAATGAATCAAAAATCCAGTAATATCTGATCCATAATTATTTTTAGCAATTTTATCAATTTCATCGAAGAAAATAATAGGATTCATAACTTTACTTTTAATTAATCCATCAATTATTTTACCTTGTTTACTTCCAATATACGTAAAATTATGACCCTTTAATGTATGAACGTCTGAATTACCACCTAATGAAATTCTAACTAATGGTCTATTTAAAGCCTCAGCAATCGATTCAATAAAATGTGTTTTACCGATACCTTTGTTTCCATATAATCCAATTGCATTAATTTGTGAATTTGGATTTCTAATTAATTGAGCTAAAATATTTATAATTTGATCTTTTGGATAGTCTAAAAATGCTAAATTTTTGTCTAAGGTTTTTCTAACATTAATTAAATAATTTTGAATACCATTAATCGAATTACCATTAATCAAATTACCATTAATCGAATTACCATTAATCGAATAATATTTATTAAATGGAATAGTTAATAATGTATTTAACCATGTTTTATATTTTGATAATTCTTCAGATGATTGATCATTATAACTTTCAATAATTTTCATATATTTATATGCAGTTACTTTATTATTAAAATCCATATCTGATTTTAAAATTTTATTTTTATATGATAAAGATATTAGTCCAGAATTATCTAGATCTAATACATTATTTATTTTATTTTCTAATTGAAGTAAATCATCTGATTTACTATAATATAATAATTCTTTAAGTTCTTTGATATAAAAATTATAATCAGATGATAATATATCAGTATTTATAATTAAATAAATTTTTTCTAAAATTTTTAATTTAATATCATCTGGAATATTTTTTTGTAATATATTATCAATATTTGCATCATCAATTATATATTGTGATCTTAAAGAATCTAATTTTAAATTTAAAGTTTCAATAGTTTTAATACTATATTTAGATTTAATTGATTTATAATTAAAATTTTCTGGGTAAAAATTAAAAAAATTTCCATTAATTATTGAAGCAATGTTAACATCAAATGATTGTAATAATAAATCTTTATCAGAATTAAACTCAGAGTCTGAACTAGACACTGATTCTGAATTAGAAATATCAGATTCAGAATTAAACTCAGAGTCCGAACTAGACACTGAATCTGAATTAGAAATATCAGATTCAGAATTAAAATCAGAGTCCGAATTAGGCACTGATTCAGAATTAGAAATATCAGATATTAAATTAATATTAGAATTAGTTTTAGGAATTTTCATCGGTTTCATATTTTTTCTAATATCATAATTATTAATTATTTCTAACAATTCACGTTTTTTATTTCGAGTTAACATATTTCTTATTATAATAATTTAATATTTAAATACCAAATAAAAAAAATACTAATTAAGTATTAGTAAAATTAAGTATTGATCAATTAAGTATTAGTCAATTAAGTATTGATCAATTAAGTATTAGTCAATTAAGTATTGATCATAATATTTAGTAATATTAATATTAATACTATTATATTTATCTGATTTATAAAAAGCAGTTTGAATATAATTAAAATTAATAAGATTATTACTAATAAATTTAATATTTTTATCTAAATTTAGTAAATCCGTAGGATTGCAGATTAAAATACTATCATTATTTGTTAATAGAATTGGAATAATTGGTTTTTTTATAATATATGTTTCTAAATATTCAGATAATTTAAATTGAATATTATAAAATATAACTGAATCATATAAAATAGTATTAGTTTCTTGAAATTTATTATATATATCAACCCAATATTTTCCACTTTTAAATACTAAAATTTTAATAATCTTATTTTTATTTCTTTTAAACTGATTTTTATTTTTATAATTTTTATTTTCAAATATATTAATTATATAATCTATAATAGAAGATTCGGTTGTATTAATAATAATTAGAATAGAATTACTATTTTGAATATTATTTAAGTGATCTAAATTTAAATTATTGGTAATTTCAGAATTATTGGTAATTTCAGAATTATTGGTAATTTCAGAATTATTGGCAATTTCAGAATTATCCTGGTGTCCAATTTTTTGATTTAAATATGAACAATTAAAGAAATCTTTAATATTAGTTTTAATAATAATTGTATTATTATAATTTTTTTTAATAATAGTATATTGATATAAATCTATAAATTCTTTATCTGACTTAGATAAAGAATTATATACTGAATTATCTTTAAATTTATCTAATAAACAGCTAAATGATTCAGAAATTTCTGTCATAAATCCATTATCATTGAATACATTATTAATATAATTTAAATTTATTAAATATTCAGTATAATATGTTTGTTTACTAAATGGTAATAATACATCTATTTTTTGTCCAATGTTATTAAATGATTTAGATAGATATAATTTTTTAATAGAATATTTAAGATACTCATTTTCATATAAATTCCATTCTGATACGTTTTCTAATAATTTAAATATTTTTTCTCCATTAAAACAAGTAAATAAAAATCTTCCATTAGGTTTTAGATAATAATTTAATAAATTAATTATATTATGTAAATTTTCATCATTAGAAATTATATAATGTATTGCAAAGTTACAAATAATAATATCGATAGATTCTTTATTAATTTCAAATTTATTTAACTTTTTTATAATTTCTGTATAATCTATAGTTAAATTAATTTCTTGAGTAAAAATTTTCATATTTTTTTGTTGATGGGTTTTTAAATTAAATTTACGATTAATTAATTCTAATAATGCTTTATTATCATTATCTAAAAATAACCCATTTTTAAATCCTAAATTATTTATTCTACCGACATCTTGTCCTTTACCAGATGCTAAATCAATTATCCAATCTGTATTATTTTTATCAGATAATTTAGGATTAATTACAGTTTCTAATAAATAAGATTTTACATAAGAATTAAATGATCTAACTGATTTATAAATTTGATTATCATCAACAAGAAAATAATTAGTATTTTCAGCTAAAAGCATATCAAATGTTAATGGATTTTTAATATTGTTCCAAATTAATTCTGCAATCTTAAAATTATTTCCAAAATATTCTCCTCTATTTAATTCAACAGTACGATCAGTACGAATTTTTTTTAATTCCCATTTAGTTGTGTATTTAAATTCTCCAATTAAATTATCTAAATCTTCATTATCAGAAATAAAAATGTAATTAATTGGATTATCGCTAGTTGAAAATTGTATTGGAAAATAAGATTTTTTATAAAATTTTTCAGGTATAATTTTATTATAATTTACTAAATAAGTCATATTTAATTTATCAAAATCATATTTCGAAATGCCTGAAAATAATATATAAATATGATCATTAGATTTAAGTTTAATAGAATTATATGGAATATGTGAATAAAAATTTTTTGGTAATTTTTTAATATAAAAGTCAATAGTAATTTCGTCAATTGGTTTCCATTTATATCCAATCATATTATTATAATTAGTATTAATTTTATATTTATAATTAGTATTTATTACATTAGAAGATGGTGTAAATATTAATCCATCAATATGGTATTTTTGTTCATTACTTTTTTTATAAAAATTAGTTAATTCTAGTTTATAATCTGTAGTTAATTTAACATATTCTTTACATTTCACATTTAATAAATTTTTAATTTTATTAAATCCTTGTTCAATAAGTGGTAATCTTTGTTCGAAAGGTATATGAGCAGTGCTTTTATTATCTAATGCAATAATATCAAATAAATACAAATAAACATCTACTTTGGATAAAGTATCATTTAGTTTTAAATTATCTGATATAGTGAATTCTGAATCTAATATTGTATAATTATTATTTTTAATAATATCATTATATTCAGATATTTGATATATTTTATTAGTAATTAATTTAATATTAAATAAATTCTCATATTGATTAATTATAATTATACATCTTTGCCCGTCAATTTTATCAGTTATATAATATGAAGTAATTTGAGGCTGAATATTTTTTGCATACATTTCAGAATTCATTTCAATAACATTATTTAATAATTTTTTCAATCCTGATTTTTCTTTAAAATCTTCTAAATATGTCTTATTAGTAATTATAAATTTTGCAATTAAATAAATAAATGATTGATAAGAATTATTTTGTTGATTAGATAAACCAAATAATGATTCAATAAATATAATTGCATTATCTATATCTTGATTAGATAATTGATTATCTATATAATTATTATTTAAAAATTCAGTTTCTAAAATTAATTCATCAAATAATTCATAATTTAATTCTTCAGTAATATTACTAAGTTGATAAGATTTAAAAATTCTATTTTTTAAATCCTTAAGATTATTTTGTTTTAAATTAACATTATGGACTAAATCTAAATCTATTCTAAAATTATACTTATCTAATAAAAAACTTAATCGAAGTTTAATATTAACTAATTTAATATCTTTTAAATTTAATTTTTTAAATTCATCTTCAGTTAAAATATCTTCTTGCTTTAATTTAATATTATATTTTGTAATTATATATGATTTACTTTTTCCATTATACAATTTACTTAATGATTTTTTTTGTAAATAAATATCTTTATTCATATTTAAACCATTTTTAAATTGTTTTGTTAATCTAATGTTATTATCATAATAGATATTAATATATTCAGATATTATAATACTTGAACTCAATGATTTTAATTTATTAAATAATTGAGTATATGTTTCTTTATTTTTTATTAAATGAAATGAAATTTCTAGTTCAATATTTAATTTATTAGATTCATTATATTTAGATATAATATTATTTAATACTTCCATATTTTCTTTATTAATAGTATATTATATTTATTATTTAATTCAATTTTAATTACTAATACTTAAAAAATCAATTTAAATAAGTCCAGTTGCAGTTTTGCCTATGTTTTAAAATATCTTTATTAGAATAAATATCATAACAATTCTTGCAAATATTACAATATTCGTTTATACTTTTATGACATTTATTACATTTGTAACAATGTCTAATTATTTGACCATTAATATGTAATAAATCACATATAGTACAATAAGTTAAATCTTCATTTATTTCTTTAGTGGATATATTTGATGATGTAACATTATAATATTTTTTTTTGCGAAAACATGAAAATAAATCAAAAAATTTCATGTTTAATATAAAATATAATTATTATAATAAATATTTTAAAATTGAATTTGAAATTATAAATTGATATAATGACAAAATTATTAATTCAATTTCAAAATATTTTTAATCAATTAAAATTTACAATTCCTATAGATTTGTATACTAATCCATTATATAATAAAAATAGACGTTCTATAATATTATTAATAGCTAATATTTTAGAAAAAAATAAAAAATTTAAATTAAAACATATTGAAATTCAGACTAATATTATTATTAATATCGAATTGTCATGTTATAATCAAACAATTATAAAAGCAGATGATTTATTAATTTATCAATCTTGGAATAATGAAAAATTTTTATATTTATATTATTTGAATTGTAATAAAATTACTAAAAATTTAGACATTAATTCTGAAGTAAATTCATCTTATCTTATAGATAAAATTATTCATAATGATATTGATATTAATAAAATTGCATCAATGAGTTCAGAAGATTTATGTCCAGCAAAATCTCAAACCATTAAAAATACATTAAATTTAAGAAATAATCAACAAATTAAATTTAAAACAAGTACCTTATATCAATGTAGAAATTGTAAAAAAAGAGAAGTTAAAATTCAAGAATATCAAGGTAGATCTCTGGATGAAGGAAGTAATTTAAGTTTAACTTGTGTTTTTTGTAATTATAATTGGGTAATTAGTTAATTAATAGTTACTGGCAATTAATGGTAATTAAATTTTAGAAATTTTATTTTTTTTTATTTGGCTATTATCTAATTCCGCTTGAAGCTTTCGTTTATTATTCTCTTTATAATTATAAGTACATTTATGTATTTCAGGATATCGATGGGAGATACAAAATTGTTTTCCGCATTTACATATAAATTCATATATATTTTTTTTATAACAATAATAACATTTTGACATTATTAGGAATAATATATTAATGATTATATAAAATAAAATTTAAAATCTAATTACTATTAATTGACTAATCTAATTACTAATTACTATTAATTGACTAATCTAATTACTATTAATTGACTAATCTAATTACTATTAATTGACTAATGTTATTACCAATTATATCATTAGAATTACATTTTCATCATAAAGAAACAGATTTATTAACAAAAAAATATTTTAATTCAAATTTACCTATAGTTTATTATAAAATTGATGAATATATATATATCTATTATAAAACTAAATATTTTTCAATAACATATTATTTATATCATAAAAATAAAAATATTAAAATAATTAGAATTTTATATGATTATAGTTTTTTATTTCCAGTCTATATATATTTTAGTTCTCATATACAAGAAGGTATTTGGATACCATTTAATAAATGTAAATATATAAATAATTATTTGATTTGTTATGTATCTTTAAATTCATACTGTTTAAACCCATATCCAAAAAATAAAATTCGAAATTTTGGTTTATCAAATGATTATTATTCTAAAAAAGGAAAATCTGTACAATGTATATTAATTGAAGATCCATCTCTTCCATATATTACAATATTAAATAAAGAAGTATTAAATAATATAATTAAGAGATTTTTTATTATATTATTTAGTAAAAAAATCGATAAATATAAAAAAAAACAAATACATAAAGAAAAGAAGATTAATAAGATAACTAGTTATTCATATTCACGAATAGTAATGAATTTTGCACGAAGTGGAATTTGATCTTGCGAATATTCATCAAATTTTATAGTAGCTAATTTATTTTTATATAATGTATTAAAATTTTCTAAAGCCAATTTATACATTTTTTTTCTATTTGGCAACGTATCATTTGGAACGGCCTTAAATTGTTTACCATTTGTAGTTCCCATAATAAAAATTATTGCATCTTTATCTTTACCATGAATTCCTGCTTCAAATCCAATAATTGGATATTCTGCATCATATCCTTTTTTACGTTTTAAAAATTGATAACTTCTAATTTCTTTATAATTTGAAAATTCATATTTTGCATTCATATTTTTATATACAATACCTTCATATCCATCTTTAATAAAATTGTTATAAAAGATATTAGATTCTTTTTCATTATTTATTTTTATAGTATCTATTAAAATAATATGTTTAAATTTTTTATTTTTAAACAATTCTTTTAATTTTTGATATCTTTCTTCAAAAGTATTATTTTGAAAAATATTTATATAATCAAATATGTAAAATTTTAATTTTAATTTTTCTTTATAATCTTCTTGTTCATTTCTAACAATTCCAGATATCTCTTGAAGAGAAGTATTATGATTATATAATTCCCCATCTAAAATAATATTTTTATCTTCTGAATTTTGTAATAAAATTTTAATTTCATCTTTAATAGCTTGAAATCCTTTAAATTCTTTTAATCGTCTAGATTTTAAAATAACATTATTATCTTCTAATTGACTAATTAATCTAATTCCATCTAATTTAGGTTGAATATAACATGGATATGCAATATGTTTTTTATTTTTATCATAAATTTGTAAAGCCATTGGAAAAATATTATCTGTATTTATATTAGAAATCTTCAATTTATATCCAGAATTTATTTTTTTTAGATATAAATTTCTCATATGAATTAAAGATTGTGTAAATATATTTGTTTCATTACTTTTTCCAATATTTTTTCCTTCTTTAATGATAGTTGGTTCAGTAATGCTTATTTTACCATTAATTTGCCCATATTCAGTATAAATATACATTATTAATTTTGGATATTTTAATTTTAAAGCATTAAATTGATCTAATGATATAATTTTAATTTTCTCATTTTTATATAATAAAAATGCATAAATTTCCCAAAATCTAATTTTATTTGAACTATTTAATTTGCTAAATAGTTTAGGAAATTTTATTTTATAAGAATTTTCAATAGTAAATGGAAATTCTTTTGGGTCTAAAAAATTAGAAAATGATCTTTTAGAAGTCATTATTAGTAATATTATAATTAATATTATAAATTCAATTTTAATTATAAAAAAAATATTAATTCTATTAATCTATAAAATTATTGATAGTAAAATTTAATTCATTTGTCTGAATTTTACCCATATAATAATAGTTATTAAAATTAATAATATAATAGTTATTATAATGAGTAGGTAATATATGTATATTTATAGATTGATTATTTGATTTAGAATATTCATTGATGATATGAGAATTTAATTGATTAAATAATAAATCTTTATCTTTAATATTTTGTATAAATTGTGATGATGTAATAGTGATAATAGATTTCATATACTATTATTTTTTTTTAAAATTGAAATATAATTAATTAAATTTAATTATTAAATGATCGAATTAAAGGATATTAATACAAAATTTAGTAATATGTTATTAAATAAAGTATTAATAAATCATAAGAATATAATAAATAATAAATATGATAAAGACATAGAACTATATCCATTATATTTACTTCCAGAAAATCCAGACTCCTTAATTAAAAATATAGGACTTCAATTAATCAATGTTATTCAATATATACATTCTCATAAATACTTATACATTAATTTAAATTTAGATAATATATTTTATCAAAAAAATAAAAATGATTATATAATAAAATTAATAAATTTTAATTCATGTATAAAATTTATTAATAATGATTCTCAATTTTATACCAATTCTAAATTATCTATAAGACAAGGAAATAAATATTATAGTTCTAGAAATATTAATTTAGGATATCGTGGAATACGTTTAGATGATATAGAAAGTATTTTATATATTTTATTAGATTTAATTAAGGATCCTAATTTTATTAAAATTAAAAAATTTAAACAGATGAGAAGAATAATAAATATGAAAAATAATATTTTACAAATAAAAACAAATAAAGAATATATTAATAATTATATTGATCTTATTAATAATATAGTTAATATAAATGATATAAATAAAGACTTAGCAAATCGATCAATTTACTACTCTAATTTTAAAAAAGTACTACTCTAATTTTAAAAAAGTACTACTCTAATTTTAACGTAAATAATTAATATTATTAAATAAGTCATTATTATTATATTTTTTATGATTAGTGTTTATTAAGTTTCTTTCTCTAAAAGAACCATTGTCAAATCTATCTAAATGTTTAGTATATAAACTTTTTTCATAATATGGGATTTTATTATAATTATTCGTAAATTGAGAATTAGTCGTATATTTATCATTATAATTATTAAATGTAATAAAATTATAATCACTGGCTAAAATTTCATTATGTTTTTTCTTTTTTGAATTAGAGCTATAAATATGTTTATAAGGATTATTTTGAATTTCATGTTCTTTATAGTCTTTATTTTTTAAGAATTCTGATTTATAATAAGATATAAATAAAGAATTAGTATATCTTAATTGATCATTTAAATCATTATTAAACTTATTATTATTAAAAGTATTAATCCAGATTTGTGCTAAATTATTGATTTTATTTCTTATTTCGTCAAATAATTCTTGATTATTTGGTAAATATAATTCTCTATATATTATTCTAGAAATATTATTAATATTAATATCTGAAATAAATAATTCTTTAAGAGTTTTAAATTTTATTTCTTGTTTATTATCTTCGGATTCTAAAGTTTTTTGAATATAAAGATCATATATATCCATCCTTAAAATACTAATTAAATCCTTAATTATAATATTTAAAATATTAATTTATAAAAAATAAATAATTATAATGATATAATATTTATTATAAATATTTATTTTAAATGAAAAATTTAATAAAACTTAAAAATACCTGTATTAATGATATTATTAATATTATTAAAAAATATAATATATCATTTGAAGAAATAGCAGTCGCTTATATTAATAAATTTGAACAACAATTTAATGAAAAAGAACAATACCAATTTGATAATTTAATAGAATATAAACATTTATTTAATGAAAATAATCAAAAAATATTAACAAAATTCACAATTATTGATAATTATATAATCTTAGATTAATTTGTATTCTTATACAAAAAAAGATTAATTTGTATTCTTATACAAAAAAAGATTAATTTGTATTATCAATCTTTCTAATCAGATGATTATTTTTCAAGAGAAACTCTCTTGTTTTTTTTGATCTGATTATACTTATTCATAGTTGCCATATAATTTTCTTTGGCCTGATCATCATACATATCCCAGACATGTAAAAATTGACAATTTTCATAGGTGCAATCAACATTATTAATACATCTTTGCAAATGAATTTTGCCACATCCTTTGACATCAGTACAAAGAGTACCCTCAAAAGTATGTTCACAGTGAGAATCGTGATCAATTACAAAATCAATGAATAATTTTTTATTATTCTTAATACATTTTGTAAATTCATCAACAGTATAAATTACTTCACGAGTTTTTTGTGTCGATTTGACAACTTTAGGTTTCACAACTTTAGGTTTTGCAACTTGTATGTTTTTTGCAGGTTTGGATTTTTTAATAACATCAACCCATGAGTTTTCATCAGAAGATTCGTCAGCTTTTGGTACTTCATCAGAAGATTCATCAGCTTTTGGTACTTCATCAGAAACTTCATCAGAAACTTCATCAGAAACTTCATCAGCCCATGACATTTTCTTTCCGCTAGACAAGGTTTTGATAAATTTTGATATGTCATCAGCAGATGCTTTGGCTTTTGATGATTCATTAAGATCAATAAATTCGATTAAATTGTTAAGTGAAATCTTGTTAAATTTCATAATTTCATAAATGGTAGCAAGAATTTGATTATTACACATGATTACTTAAACTTGATATTTTTTGAATCTCTTTTATTTTAATAAGTTATATAATAATATTCAATTTTTTTTTCATAAAAATTAATATACTAATTGATTTTGAGATATAAATTTGTCAAAATTTGTATTTGTTAAAGATGAAGTATTTATATTTTGATTAGTATTTTTATCTTTATAAATAATAAATTGTGGAATGTTTATTTCAGGTATTATAGCTGGAGTTGGGGCTGGAGTTGGGGCTGGAGTTGGGGCAGGTACTGGAGTTGGGATTGGAGTTGAGGCTGGAGTTGAGGCTGGAGTTGAGGCTGGTGTTGGAGCTGGAGTTGGGGTTGGAGCTGTAGTTTGTAAAATGCGGTTTAAGGTGCTGACCCTCTCTTTTAATGACGAATTATCTTGTTCTAATGCTATAACTTTCTTTTTATATAGTTCTAAGTCTGTTATACATTTATTAGCTCTACTATTACAATCATCTAGTTGTGTTCTACATTTACTTAATCGAGATCTAAAATTTTCTAATTTTGCATTTAAGACACTAATTTCATTTTCAAATTTTGCATTATAATTTTTTGTTAAATCTAAGTTACCTTGAAGCTGAAGAATTTTATTTTTAAATTCTTGAATTTTTTTATTTGTACAATTTACTAAAAATTGATATTCAGCATCTTGCAGTTTTTTCTTTTCTAATTGTTGTATAATACAAGATTCTTTTAACTCAAAATTTTTAATTTGAGATTCTAAGTCTGCTATCGTAACTTTATATTTTGTAATTTCTGAATATGATAAATCTAATTTATTTTTTATACATTGAAGTGCTTGATTACATTTTTTAATTTGCTCATCCTTATTTTCATCTTTTTCCTCAAGAACCTTTTTAATTTGTTCTAATTCTATAATAAATGCCTTTTTTTTTAATAGTTCATCTTTATCTAACAATATTTTAGATTTATATAAATCTAGTTTAGTATCTAAAAATTTAATTCTGGTTAGTAATGTTCCCTTTGTTAATTCTAACTCTTTAAGTTTAATATTAACAGCATCTAATGTCTTTTGACATTCAGTTTTTAATGTTGATATTTCTGCATCTTTTAATTCATTTAATTCATTTAATTTTTGTAATTGATTTATACAGTTTCCTTGTAAGTCTTCTAATTGTTGTAGATTAGTTTCATTTAATTCTTTATGTTTTTCATAATCACTTTGTAATCGTTGATTTTCTGCTCTTAATTGTACATTTTCATCTTGTAATTTTAGTAGCATTGATTCTAATTCTTTAAGTAGTTTTTCATCAGTCATAGTTTCAATTTCTTTCTTTAAAATCGTTTTAATTGCTGATTTAAAACTACTATATTCTGTTAAAAGCTTTCCATTCTCTTGTTTTTGTGTTTGTAAATTATTTGTTAACTGATTTAGTTTAATAGATTTGTTACTTAATTCTAACGCTAAACCTGTATTAATCTTTTGATACGTATTTAAAATCGTTTGGTTTATTTCATCGTTACGTGTATCATTAAAGTTCATTAATAACTGGGTATTTGTATTTTTAATTTGTGCCATTTCTGTATTTAGTTTACTTATTTTATCATCTAATTCTGTATTTTGTTGAGTCAAACTATTAATTGTTTTATTTAATTTTTCTATATTTTTATTTAACGAATTATTTTCTAGAGCTCTCCGTGCTGATAGTTCAAATAATTCGTTAATAGCTAGTTTTAGTGTTCCATTTAATTTTTTTAATTTTTGATTTTCTTGTTCACTAACTAAATTACTAGTTTTTAATGTATTTATAGTATTGCTGCATTCTATACTTTTTCTCTCTAAAGTGGTGATGTTTTCTTTTAATTTGATACTAATACAATCTCTTAATTTATTAATATCTTCTTTTAATTGTTGAATATTATCATTTTTTTCTTTACTTACCGTACGTAATTCTGTTTCTTTTTTTTGTAATTCAGTTCTAAGTATCTGTAATTCGTTTTCTTTTTTTTGTAATTCGTTTTTTTGCGTATTTAATTCTTCGGTTTGCATACCATTAGTTTCTGTTAATTGTTTATTACCATCTTCTAATTGTGTTATATAATTTTGTAAGTTGTCTAGATCAGCTTGTGTAAAATTTCTAGCTTTATCTTTTACAATTTTAAAAATTTTTGCTCTTGTTTTAATAATATCATCCCATATAAATTGTAATAGCGGTTCAGCAATACCCCATTTATGGTTTAATGATTCAATTTGGCCTTGTAAAGTGTTATTAAGTAACGATACATTATTTATTTTAGCAACTAAACATTGAATATCCGTTTCAAAATTTTTATTTTTTAATTTTAAAATGGTAATTTGGTCTAAGAACTCCTTAGTTTCTTGAAATGATTGAGTCGTAAGACGATTTATTTCATCACGTAATGATTCTTTTTCGTCATTATCACGATCTTTCATAGCTTTCATAGCTAAATATTTTTCTTCTAATTGTTTTATTTGTCGTATTAATCTTTTTTTTAAGCGCTCTATAATTTGTGTTTGTTGGGTATTTGTTAATTTTAATGTACTTAATTCTTTCATTAAAGCATTTTTTTCATTCTGTACTTTAGAATCAATACATTGAACTACTTGTTTAATTTCTCTCTGTAAAATTTCATTTTGTGTTTTTAAATTAGATAAATGTGTATTTTGATTGTCATATTGATCTAATTTTTTTAAATCATTTATAATATTTGTTACTAAATCATCTAATGATGATGATTTAGGATACCTTTCTGTTAATTTTGAAATGTGTTGAATTAACTTTAATTTATTTGATATTACAATAGATAAATTAAGTTTTAACATATCAATTTGA